CAATTAATCACTTCTCCGTTAATACCTACAAATGGTTTTAATTCGTTAAACAAATTTGTTTTATCAACTTCCGTATTCAGCCAGACTTCAAAGGTAAAGATGCTTTCCTGTGTAATAGGATGTTGCCCTTGCTCCGTAATCAACCGCCATAACGTATACTTATTAAGTAACGGGACGACAGCAGAACCGTCTGCCATCGCCAAGTTACCACTAATAGAATATTTCATAATATCACCATCAATCCAATGTGATTGTTAAATTTCCACTAGCAATTTTAAATTGATCTCCACTGTTAATGATTTTACTCGCAGATAAAGCACCGCTAAATAACATATTACCAGCAGATTGAGCATCCCAAATTGCTAAATGAGTAACGGTACCATAGTTAGCAGTAGCAACAGGGTATAAAATATCAGCAGAATTTGTAACTGAGCCATTAGCAACTGTACCAAATGTAGCTGCTTGACGAACATATGCAGTACCTGTAGTTGTTACTTCTGCTCCTGAACCTGCATCAGTTGGGTCAGCAGTATGTAAACTTACATATACACTTGTTGGAGCAGTATAAGCCGTATTCTTTAACACCAAATTCAAAATTTTATTTTCTAGATAATCTGATAATCCATTTGCCATTATAAACCCCTCCTAATATTAGTTTAATTTTTAATAAAATATAAAAAGTTTGTGAAAATAAATTTTACAAAAGGTTGATTTAGCAACATTATTCAAATTCATTTCACAAACTTCTTCGATTAAAATTGAAATTATTCTTCTTTGTCCGAGTAACCACTAGTTAAAGGATTCTGTACAACACCGAGCATACCCAATACAACTAATACTGCATTTACAATTGCTAATACAGTATTATCAATTTGACTAGACCAATTCCAATGAATTAATCCAGATTGATTTAATCCTGCTACCAATAGTTGAGCAACGATTAATAATTGTGATACAAAACTGATTACCCATTTCGGATTACGGAATCTTTGTTTGAAGTCAATTTTCATCCTTATCACTCCTTATTTGATTAATTTATTTTAGAAGAGAGTTAATCTTAGCAATAACATGTTTACCAGCCATAGAGTCTACTTCATGTGGTAAGTGTTTCTTTTGGAATGATTTCAATGCTGCTTTTGTTTTTGAGCCAAATTCATTATCGACTTTTCCACATTTGAATCCTAACTTATTCAAAGCTTCTTGAAGTTTACCTACATCTTTGCCAGACATTCCTTCTTTAAGAATGCGAGTATATGTTAACTGTAATTTAGGTTCAACTGGTTTAGGTTTCTCTACAGGTTTAGGAGTTTCCTTTTTAGGTTCTTCTTTCTTAGGTGGATTTAGTTTTATATCAACTCGTTTCTTGAAATCCACAAACTTCTGTTCATCTTTAACCCAAGGTGCAGGACAATTTTTCGCAGTTACGTCAAAATGCCTAACAATATCTCTCAATGGATCAAGTTTAAATTCCTTGCATAATTCAACAAATACATCCTCAGTACGATTGATTGTATCGGCATGGAATGTACCATCTTTCTCAACGCACATTTCTACACCAATTGAAAGGTAGTTAGCACTAGGTAATAATTCTTTTACTCCACGATAAGGTGTTCCATCAGCGTTTCGTTTCTGAACATCTCCAGCATGGAAAGCAACCTCATTAAGAGGAATAATACATAATGCTTCTTTCTTATCTACAAAAATATGAGCAGAAGCATATCTATCTTTCAAATTATTAAAATAGTTATAGTGATTCATAGCAGTACCACCATTATTAGCAGTATAGTGAACTACTAATTTCTTAACTCCAGTTAATTTCTTTCCAGAACGTGTGTGAGGGTCAACATCAATGAACTTTTCAATCCAAGCACTCATTATTATTTCCTCCTTTTATTTTCCTTATTTCGTTAAATACCAAATGGCAACGGCAATAGCGATAGAGCCTAACCCTGTAGCAATATAGGAAAGTATTCCTTTGACTAATTTAAATGTATCAATTTTCTGTTCACTAAGAGTTCCTTCGATTTCTGCCACACGAGTTCCGAGTGATTCCTGTTTATTATTTAAACTAGTGAGATTTTCATTAACTTTCAGTAAAGTCTCACCAAACCGTTCCATAGATTTATTTTGTTTATCATCACGAATTTCTTGTCTGCGTTCTTTTTCTTTTGCTTCTTCCATTTGCAATTCCATGAGAGTTGCTAATCTAGTTAATGTTTCATTTTTTTCGGATTGAGCATTTAATTTCTTATCATGATCTTCAACCTTTGTTTCTAACACTCTAACACGACCATTTAAATCATCTTGCACCAAAGGAATCAACTCCATTTATCTAATTATTTTTTATTGACAACCACCACCAATTTGATATAATAAGGTTGTGGTAGAAATACCTAAAAAAAGAGACTGAACTCGTACTCAACCGTGGACAGTCTCTTTTTTATGCATATTTTTATTTCTCAGTTAAGTCGTCTTTTTGTCCAAAGGACGACGTTATACAGCTTTCGTCCAGTACGTTCCATCCCAATATAAAGGTAATACAGAATCGACACCTAAAGTCGTATCTGCTCCAATGTTTGTATTGTAGGTTGCACCGTGTTTAATAGTTGTAGAAAAAGAGGTTCCGCTATTTCTTACAATTAACCGCTGACCTAAACGTACACCAACAGGAAAAATACCTAAGATTTTATTAGATGTATTCGGTTTTACCCGAAGGAACATATCATCGTTAATTCCTTTAATAATCGGCACTGCATTATCCGCATTTAAATCTTGGAAACGTGCAGCACTTGATTTTGTAGGCGTAACAAATGAATATATTAAGGTTCCAAAATTTGCATCGCTTAGTACTGTAACATCTTGATCGACTGTAATTCTTGTGACCTTTAGTGTTCCTGTTCCTGCTCCAAGAGAATCAAAAACATTTGTTATCGTCTTTCCGTTTGTAAGAAAGTTCATTTTATCTCCTGTTAAAACAGCATTTGCATTAGACAACCTAAATAGTTTTCCATCTGTTGCTCCTGCATTAGAAATATCAACATCTAATTCTTGAATATCTAATTGAACGTTTACACCTGTTAAATCCATTATGCGATAAGCCGAATTAGGAGAAGTTGAAGTAATTTTTGCTCTTTTTACTTTTACATTGGCATTATCGAATAAAAGGAAACCTTGATACCCTTGAACAACAAACTCAGGATTATTTACAAGGGAAACATCCGCATTTTCAAAATAGTTACCAATAGCCCCATAACTATCGAATTTCCCACCGCTTATTCTTACATTTCGAACCTTAATTCCTGTTCCTGTACTTCCCTTTATGTATAAAGATGTTTCAACGTTATCCGTAACGCATTCAACAATTTGTACTCCATCAGTAGTTCCTGCATATTGTTCAAATACATAAAAACCGCCTTTTGTATTCTTCGCTGAACAGTTGGTAAACTTTATTCTCTTTGCCCTTGCTTGGAAACCGTATCCACTACCACTTGCTCCAGCGACACTTCCCTTAGCATGACAATTATCAAAAGTTACACTATAAGCTTCTTCATGCACATCAAACGGGCTATTCGAACAACCAACACCGAATGAATCAATGATGGTAATAGTGTCAGTTTTTCCATAACTTTCTATTGCTGTACTTCCAGCATCAATATACCCTGTTGTAGTTGTATAACCATGACGGCAATTTGTAAATGTGGAATTATAAACAACTCCATTCCCACAAGATGAATCGTTTATTCCATAACCATAACGATTGTTAGAAGGTTCATTTCGGCAGTTATTCGCATCCACTTTTGCCCGATAGTCGTAGACGCCAAGCATTAGGACAAATGAATCATAACTATTTAAACAACTAATATCAATGCGAACTTTTTTAGCAGCAACAAACTTCACTAGTACACGATTCCATAATGATGCATCTCCACTTGGATCAACATCAAACGTTAAACCATCCATCTTAAAAGTAATATCTTTAAGCTTTGCCAATCGAATATTAGTGGAATAAGTTTCACGCAATCTTCCAGAAAGGTAAACGTCATTTCCTGATATATAATAAACTGTCGCAAATTCACCTTTACGCTTTTTGGTTGTTCCAGTTCCTCCACCTTGATAAGCGTTGTCGATTTCATCATCTGAAATAATTTTGACGGTATCTCCAACTTTTAAGTTTGAAGGTGGAGCAGAGGAAAGAGTAACTTTTGAAACGTTCGTCGTTGTGCTATTTCCTTGTGAAAAGTCATAATCTACATTGGCGATAGTTGATACTGCAACAGTAAAATCCCATCCACCAGTAAATGTAAACACTGTATTATTTGCGTTTTGGATGACTTTGGAACCGATACCTAAAACTGTAATTGATTTACCTGTGCAGGTCACATTGTTAATGTAATAGGTATTACCATAAGGAAAAACTAAAACCCCTTTATCTGCTAATGAATCAATCGCTCTCTGACAACGCCCACTATCATCCGTTTCACCGTTTATCCTTGGAAAAGACTCTATACTAACCCCTGTTTGTTGCACAATATCACTTAATCGTGAATCCACCGCAGAATATGTACCATAAACAATTACTTTAACTTTTGCTCCTGTTGGAACACCCTCTGTCAATGTAATGGAAGTAGAACTGGACTCTAAAAATCCTTCACCTGTAGTTTGAGGGACACCATCAATTTCTACTGTTACTAAATTTTTACCAATTTCATAGGAATTCGCTAAGTTGAAAACAGTTTGATTACTAGTTGCTATGAAAGTTTGAGAGAGTGGTTTACTTACTCCTTGTATTTTATCTTTTAAACTTTGCTCAAGCATACGTTCGGGTATTTTATTTATTGCCATTAAATGTCCTCCTTTCATGAAAAAACAAAAAGTTTGTGAAAATTAGTGTTGATGCATCAACGTTTATCTAGTAAATTCACAAACTTTTTTCTAATAAAAACCTTATTTTATTCAATTACATAAAAAAAGAGGACTCATTCAGTCCTCAATTCGAAACATTTATTCCTCTTTTTTCACCAGCGTATTTACTATTTGCATCACGGTTAGGGTAGATTACCCAAATTTCATCTCCAACAGCGTAGGTTCTATCAGGACTCTTTGCGACAGTCACAGCAGTAGTAGAGCCATCAATGAAACATTTAATCTTAGTAGAACTAATGATACTTTCCACTTTACCTAAATGATGATCCCCCTGAAGCAAATTCTGTTTATTCAACACTTTATAGACAATGTTCATTATTTCTTGTACAAATTGTTCTTTTGCTTCTCTAATATTCGTCATAGAAGACCTCCTAAATTTCGTCCCAATCCTCTAGGAATCTCTCTTCTTTCGAAAGTTCAAGTGTCATAGTTTCTGGTCTGAGAGGTATTTGTAAGGATTCAATTCTGTAACGAGAGTTTATTCCGTTTGCTTCATCAATTACTTCAATAATGTCACTTGGTTCAAGAAAATAGATTGGGGCGGTATTCATACTCAATTGTTCAACATACGAAAGTCTATTCAATAACTCATATTTAGCCCTAAATTTCGCATCATCTAATTTTGTAATAAGAGAATCAGGATTTCCGTTGTTATGAAAATATAATTTTCTACCAATCTTCTGAATAGAGTAGGGGTTATCTGCCCAAATTGAACCAGCCGTTTCATCTACAACTAAATCATAAATAATCGTTTCTGTTTGTGATGAACCACCTAATACACGAATATGATTAGCCGTTTTTCCTGAATCCATTTTTCGTATATTCCCACTATAGAATCCATCCCCAACATAAAATTTCCAAACAGCTGGTTCATTCATAAGATCATTAATATCTGCAACTTTTTTTAATCGCAAATAACCGTTTGTATCAAAGAATGCTTCACATTTAGCGAAATTAGCAATTTCCGTAATGGCTTGCCATCTATCACTTGTCATGGAGTAGGTTAATTCATAGGGGATTGTTTCTGTAATAGTATCAAATAAGAAGTTATTGATTCCTGCTCCTTCTGCTATCGTCTTAATAGTTTTATCGCATTTTGCTCCAGCTTCAATGATTTGTTCATTAATAAAAGGGGAATTACCTTCTGTCATTAAATAGGTTAAATCGTGACATTCAACTGTTACATACTTTCCGTCTTGCTGATGACTGTCTTGTGGCTGTGTTAAAACAAAAACACCTTGGGGTAGGTATTCAATAAATCCATTACTAAGTTTCCGTCCAGTAAAAATTTTGACTCTCTTATCTATCCAAATTAAACTTTCCGTTCCCCAAGTGTATTCTCCAGTTTGATTATCCAAAGAAAAAGAAAATGACCTCCGAACAGGGTCATTCCGATTAGCACTTATTGATCCAATACCATCAAATGTTACTTGTTTAGTTATTTCTTTTAAATACTCCATATTTGAATTATATAATTCGATACGAACATACAACTCTTCATCCATTGGACGTTTTAAATCACTTTTATACAAATCTGAAGTATAAATCATGATTAAACATCACCTTTCATGAAATCCTCATAAGAAGATATTTCTGTCACATCCACAGTCAGTTGAGTGTAATCCATTCCATTCCATGTGTTCATTGGAGTACTTGTTCTCGGATTTGATAAACTGCAAATGAAAATTCTACCATTGTCTGCTTTTACAATTTTAGGTGTATTACTTAGAATAAACTTGTTAAGAATATCCTGATATTTCACACCAGAACGTTCCGATTCGTCTGGTAAAATCACGGTACTTAAACTAAACATTTCGTAAGCAGGAATATTTTTATATACTCTTGGATACGGCGAAAACGTTTCAATGACTACCTTATTTTGAGATAATGCGGTATCCACATTTCCTACGCTGCCTATTGCTTTATCGAATGGAAGAACTTCATTCGTATCTTTATCAATTACCCACCAACCACTAAATCCATTGTCCTTAGAACTATCGACTTCAATTTCACGAGGTAGTCCACTAAGTCCATTTTCCCCAACTGGAATAAGGGAATAGATTAATTTGTCATTTGGTTGAGTGTAATCAATATAGGAAAGATCAACAGTGCCACCAGTGTTTACAAAATCAACATCACCTACTAATAAATCTTCATTTCCTTGTCTATCTATTCTGCGGAAAATATTAAACTTAACAATTTTTACTCCGTCATTAGAAATGTTACCTGCTTCTAATGTGTTAATAAATTTCGCTAAGACAGAAGAATTATTACCCCAAGCTTCCCCTATATTTAAATTATCACTGTTATCCGCAACAATTCCAATAGATTCTAATACAGGGGTGACAGAGGAATCATTAGTCTCTAATGTTTGTTTAATTTGTAATAAAGCATTACTTAAATCTGTATCTTTAGTAATGTCTGGTATAAGTTGATTGTTTTTAGCGACTTTCCACCCAAGCCAAGTAGTGCCATTGTCCAATGAAACGTTAGTTTCAACAGTAATGGAAGTTTCATTAGGAGTAGTGGCAGACCAATTTATTCTGTATAATTTATTACCCTCTTCCAAAGCGATAATAGGAGAAATTCTTGTGCCGATTGGTGCATATTCTATTGCGTCTTTTTCTCCTATTAAATAAGTTAATAATCCAACAGAATCATCCAATTCATTATAAGTAAGGGTTTCATCAACTTCTGTTAATGCATCTAAAGTATTATCTTCAGCCCATCCTACTGAAAGGGCATTTAAACTTAATTTTGACAAATATTTCACCTCCTATTGAGGATAAAAACTTTTATTTCTGTTACGTCACATTTTTGCCCAATTGCGTATTAGTTGCCTGTTAATGAGCGCATTTCCACCCAAGTTCCAGGTGTTCCTGTTACCGTGCAAATCCATCCCTGTACAACGTACTTACTTCCTGCTGTTCCTAATTCGCTTGGATTGATATTGAAACGCCTATCCCCTCTAGTCCATCCTGCGGTAGGAGAATCGGCAGTTGGGATTTGCGACCCATACTCTTGTTTGTTCGCTCCGTCCACAGTAAACAATTGTTTTACACGAATGTTTTCGGTTGTAAATTTCCGAACATCAAACATGAAATTTTTCGTAGGGAAACTAGTTGAGAAGATCGTAGCCGTTGCTCCGTTTGTTAGGCGTGGAGCATGTAAAATATTATCTTCAATTAAGGTTGAACCATCTTTAAGAAAGATAGTTCCCATAATCCCGTTTGCTTCTACACCCATAACCGTAAACTTCTCAACGTCCGTTTTAAATACAAATCCGTTTGTATTAGCAACACCAAATCCTGTCATGGTTCCACCGATCCACGAACCACCTAAAACATTGTATAACTCAATTACGTTTGTATTCACTGCTACACTTCCAGTAAGTTTTCTTGCTTCAGCATGGCAACCATAGAAGTTTATAGAACGAATGAACGTGGTGTAACCAAGTTTTATAGGTAGTTCCCCACCTAAATAACATCCCACGAAAGTATAACTGTCTTGGTTTACAGAACCGTCGATTTCCAAGCCAACTAAAGAGTTATCTACACGACCAAATGTACAATCTGTAGCTGTAACAACTCCCGAATTATAGTAATCTGCTGTGAATTTAACGCCAGTACCACCACTTGCAGTACCGTATCCAGTCCGAACATCCGACATATTCACATGGGAAACGTTGTCAAATTCAATCCCCACCTGACCACTACCAATATCGGTTACCGAAATATGAGACAATGAAAACTGAGTAGGTACAGTATTGGCAGGTAAATTAGCGTAAGTATCACCAATTTTAATTCCGCTATTTGAACCGCTTAGTTCCAAACGGATACCTTCTATAATGTTTCGCTGATGGATGCCACTTGTTTTAATAGCAAATCCTGAACCTGTATATTTAAGAACGGATGCAGTTGTACCGTGACCTAATCCTTTTAGATTTACATTGTGTGGAACTGTTACGGTA